TGTTGATGAATATACGGACGCACAAGCCGATGGCAATTGGCATTGAAAAGGGGCCGCTGATGCGGGCAGTGATGCCATACCTTGAGGACTTGATGCGCAAGAATCAGGTGTTTTCGCACATTCAGGCGATTCCGACAGGGGGAGGTGCAAAAGAGAATAGAATAACCTATGCTTTGCAAGGATTGCTTGAGCATGGGCGGATTACATTTAATCCTGATGAGGATTGGAAGGAATTCAAGAGCGAAATGCTGATGTTCCCGTCGAAGCGAGTTCATGATGATTTGCTCGACGCGCTTGCGTACATAGCACATATACAGGAAACAACTTACCAAGGGCAGTCGAATAGCCATGAAGATGAATATGAACCACTTGATGCGATTGCCGGGTTTTGAGCGAAGCTAATGCGACGCGAATGAGAGGCCACTGAAATGCCAAACGATAACGGACGCACAGAATTCGAGAGCGAACAGATTACAGACATTCTCAAGGAGCCGGTCAGGAAGTTCTATGAGCCGACCGAGAATGACAAGGAATTGATGCAATTCATCGTCAAGCATACAGACCAGTGGCGGGATTATCGAGATCAGAACTACATGGACGCATGGCTCAAATATGAGCGAAACTTCTATGGGAAGTTTGACGAAACTGACCGGACAAGGAAATCAGAGCGCAGCAAAGTAGTTTCCCCGGCGACACAGCAAGCGATAGAAACTCGTCATGCGGAGATCATGGAAGCGATATTTGGGCAGGATGAGTATTTCGACATTAAAGATGACCTTGTCGACGCAAATGGAACAAAGCTGGATGTTGAAAAGCTGAAAAAACAGCTAAAAGAGGATTTTGCACAGGACAAAATCAGGAAATCCATAGAAAACATATCCCTATTGGCTGAAATCTACGGAACTGGCATCGGTGAACTGACCGTTTCGATGGAGAAGCAGTATAAGCCAATGCAGCAGCCAGTTCAGCAGGATGGGATGCAGCAACCAATGGCCGTATATGGTATTGGAGAGACTGAACGAGTTTCAGTCCGTCTTTCTCCAGTGAACCCAAAGAATTTCCTGTTTGACCCAAATGGCGTTTCTATTGATGACTGCATGGGTGTCGCCATTGAGAAATATGTGTCGATTCACAAGGTAATTCAGGGGATAAAGGAAGGAAAGTATCGAGACATTGATATTTCAACCGTCTATGGCGATGCTGTTTCTGACAATGAAAATGCACTGACTGAATATCGTGATGACCGAGTGCTATTGATGACATATTATGGACTCGTGCCACGTAAATACCTATCGGCTGGCATTGATGATGATGAATCAGACCCAATGGCTGCAATGATGAAAGCCATACAGGATGAAGAAAATAAAAAAATAAGAGACGAATTTGAAGATTACGAGGATTTAGTAGAGGCGATTGTTGTTATTGCCAATGGGAACGCAATACTTAAGGCAGAAGAATCGCCATACATGATGCAGGATAGGCCGATCATTTCCTATCAGGCAGATACAGTGCCCAATAGGGTCATAGGTCGTGGTTCTGCTGAAAAATCACTGAATATGCAGTCTGCGATTGATGCGTCAATCCGCTCACACATGGATGGACTGGCGCTTTCGACTGCGCCAATGATGGGAATGGATGCGACAAGAGTCCCACGAGGGTTCAAGTTTGAGGTATTCCCAGGCAAAAACTTCATGGTGAATGGAAATCCGGCAGAGATCATGTTCCCATTCAAGTTTGGTGCAACTGATGGCGCGCAGATGGAAACCAGCAAGGAATTTGAGCGCATGCTGCTGATGGCGACTGGAACGCTGGATTCCAGCGGACAAATATCGCAGGTATCGCGTGATGGGAACATGGATATGGCTACGGCCACCATGATAAAGAAATACAAGCGCACACTGATAAATTTTCAGGAAGATTTCTTGATCCCGTTTATCTACAAGGCTACATGGCGATACATGCAGTTTGACCCTGAGCGGTATCCAGCACTTGACGTCAAATTCATACCTACAGCAACGCTTGGCATCATTGCCAGAGAGTATGAGCAGAAACAGCTAGCATTCCTGATTCAGACCTTGGGTGCGAATTCGCCACTGACGCCGATATTGATGCAGGGTGTAGTCGAGAATTCATCGCTGCACAATAAGCAGGAAATGATTGAGCAAATGAAGCAACAATCACAGCCTGATCCACAAGCACAACAAATACAGCAGCAGCAGCTAATGCTTGAAATGGGGCAGAAGCAGGCGGATGTTCAGAAAACGCAGGCAGAGGCGCAAAAGATAGCAGTTGATACGCAACTTGCACCAGATGTTGCAAAAGCGAAAATTCTGTCCGCATTGTCGAATAATCTGAATGACGATGACGAAGGAAAGGATTTCGAGCGTCGCGTAAAACTTGCTGAGTTGCTACTGAAAGAAAAAGACATCAATAGCAATGAGAATATCGCCCAAATGCAGATGACGTCCATATTAAGAGACATGCAAGATAAAAAACTGAATACCGCAATGAAACTGGACGAGCATGAAATGAAAAAGCAAGAGTTGGAAATGAAAAAACAGGATTTGGAGTTGAAGAAAAAAGTTCGCGAAGTCAAAATTACCGCGCCATCTGGTGATGTTTATACGGCGGAGCAGTAAATTACTACCACCATCCAACTGAATAAAGGAGTAAGTCATGTCAAAATCCAACACCTTTGAAAACGACCTCTTGTTGTTAGTATTCAACAACACGGACATTGCCGGTATCGGGGACGCTGGCGGGCTGCAAAACAGTGCCACAGCAGGTAGCCTATACGTCAGCCTGCATACTGCCGACCCAGGCGAGGCTGGCGACCAGACCACGAGCGAAACGGCATACACCAACTATGCCCGCGTTGCGGTCGCACGCTCTAGTGCTGGATGGACAGTCACTGGCAACACCGTAGCCAATGCCGCCCTTGTGCAGTTCGCGCAGTGCGGGGTCACAGGCGCGACACTGACCCACTTCGGCGTTGGTACAAGTGCGTCCGGCGCAGGCAAGCTGCTATACAGCGGCGCGCTCACTTCATCTCTGGCGGTGTCGAGCGGAATTCAGCCGCAGTTCGCGGCGGGCGATTTGAACATTACCGAGGACTGATATGTCTGGCTTCCGCAATATCGGCGAATACGCCGGTGCAGACGAAGCGGGGCAGGTGTGGCAGACCGGCTTCCGCAAGGCTGTGCCCAGTGCTGCCACGACCACCAACGCCTGGATCGACTATACCTATTTCGCTGGGTCGCCGCCTGCCAACTTTTACGCATCAACGCCACTCGCTGCTGCTGTGCTGGAGGCCAATCGCGGTATTTATGTGCCGTCTGTAGCTCCTGCCACGCAGCACGTTAAAAACCTAATGCTGATGTCCTCAGCATCGAGCGCAACCTCAACGACCAATGGGCGGCAACAGGTGGCGCTCTGCGACTACCTGCTCTACTACCCCTTCATCGACACAGATGCGATAGGGGAAGAACAAACGCTGGACAATACCGTCACCCTGCCGCGCTATGTTTGGCAAGGTGGTCAGGTGGTGGCGGTGGCGCAGTCGGCGGCATCGGCGGTCGGGCAATTCACGTTCAGTTACACCAACCAGGATGGCGTTGCCGGACGTGTCAGCCAGAACAACCGCACTTTCATTGTGGCTGGCGGCGGGCAGGTCGTCGGTGCCAGTGGCGCGGGTGCGTCGTATAACCCGTTCTGCTATCTACAGGTCGGCGACACGTCGGTGCGCTCCATCGAGTCTGTCACATTCACCGCTGCCGGAGGTGGCTTGATGTGCCTTGTCATCGTCAAGCCACTACTGAAAACCGTCGTCACGCAGGAATGTCGCCGCACCGTTTCAGGCAATCTGGAAAGCTATGGCAGTTGCACCGAATTTGCGTCAATCATCCACCAGGCTGGCGCACCACAGATACATGACGGCGCGGTACTTGGACTGCTTGCCGCCGGATATGCTGGAACACGTGCCTCGTCGATTCTGTCAGGCATCCTCGAAACTGTTTGGAATTAAGGAGAACATAATGGGATTCCAAAGTCAAGATGACCTCATCACCCAACTCACCGTCAACGGCAAAGGCGACACGGTGGTCACTACCAAGACCCTATCCAGTGCTGGAACCGCTGGCGCATGGACGCTGCTGGCAGGCCACGCGGGGTATCCGCCAGCCGCCACATTCACCGGAACAGACCTGACCTACGTGGCAACCGATGACACATGGAGCGAGGGCACTATCTACACCGGCGGCGATGTTTCCCCAGCTACCAAGCATTTCCTATCGGCGGGTGCTGCCTGTGTCGCTGCTGCCGGTGCGCCGTGGTACGTCATGGCGATTGACTTGGTGGGCTTCGTGCCTTTGTCTGGCACGAACGTCAGCACTACCGGCACCAAGACGGTGACTATGACTGCTCTGGGAAACAGCGGCAGCAAGGGCGACCGCTACCCGAACGGCGCAGGGCTGCGCCTTTTTGTTGCGGCGGATACCGCAATGGGCGCGAACGCCCCGACCTGCATTATCAACTATCTCGACACGGGTGGCGGCGCTGGAGCGACAACCACTTTCACCAGCACAGCATCTATGGGTATCGGGCAGTTGCTCAACACCGGAGCCGCCGCCAACAAGTACAACCCATTCCTGCCGCTGGCTGCTGGCGACACAGGTGTAAGCGACATCGTAAGCCTTGTATGGGCGGGCACTGCTCACGCATCCGGTACTGTGATTATCGGCTTGTGCAAGCCACTATGGATTGTACCGGTGCCAGCCACCGGCCTTTACAACAAGGTCGACTTCGTGAATGCGCTGCCATCAATGCGGCGGATTCCAGACGGCGCGAATATCCAGTTCCTGCTGTTCCAGACCGGCGCTACCACATCGGGTGGAACCATCAACGTCGATTTTGACTACGCTTACGGTGGCTAATCATGGACAAACGTATCCTTGATTTGATCGCCGACTTCCCGCAATGGAAGGGTGACAGCTACCGTCTTGCCACGCTGGTCGTTGAGTTGCAAAAGGAAATAGACCGCGAAAATCTGGTGGCCGCAGGCCATGCCGAGGCCGCTGAGGTGATCTGATGGGGCTGCTTGCCAACGGCTTCCGCGATGGGTCTGGCGTGTATCAGACTTTCGGCGGCACTGTGTCAAATAACGCCTATCCGGGCGCGCATTTCGCCAACTGGCATCGTACTGGTGCCATGCGTAACCTGACGGCCGGTGAAGGTATTACCAGCGAACTAGTTGGCCTGCCATCTGGCGCGAGACACCCGATTGCATGGATGCTGCCGCAAAAGGCTGGTGCGTTGTCAAGCCATAACCTGGCTCGCGGAAGCAGCACCGCAAGTCTGTCT